CTGCCGACTCCACATCCGGTCCGTACCCTGCTGATAAGTCAAATCAGCCCGGACCGACAACAATCCAATCAAAACACAATGCTCAGTGAAAGACTTCACAAAACCATGGCCACTGAACGACGCAGTGCCATAACCGGCCAAATCACCCTGATCGGCTGTCGCCGTATCCGAAGTATTCGGAACAGGATGAATATTCACCGGACTAGAACCACCGCCCAGATACTCCGGGCGCTGTAAACGAGCATCAGGAGACGTAACACCAAAATGAGCGCGTATGATCTCGGTATACCTCGTACCACCACGCGCATCCCGCTCCTGTAGCTTCTGAATCTGGAACGCCTGACGCAACTCATTGATCGAGGCCGCCGTAGCGTTCTGCAAATCCGCATACATAGAAGCAGCCTTCGTACTTACAGTTGCATGAGTAACCAACGTTGACAACGCCGTATTCTGCAACTGCCAAGCAGCCGTCGTATCGTCAAACACACTATACGCAACGCCGATCCCTCCGGGAACATGAATCTCGGCCGACGTACCCAACGGCAACAACACACTGGACCCCTTCTGGGGCCAGGGTAAACACGACGTAAAATAGTCGTGACGCTTACCACGACGCTGTAACGGATAAACGTCCGTATCCGGACCATCCGACGTCGAAACCGTAAGCGAATTCTGTATATTCTGATCCCGGAACCACTCGTTCCAGATCAAATTATACGCACGCATATGAAGGGCATTAGGCTGGTTAGAAATATCACCAGCAATGTCAGTAGGAATGCCCATATAATCAAACACACTACCAACAGCATAGGGGGCAGAAGCAATCGCCATCTGCGGGATCGTAAAACTAATCGAATCACCTGGATCATCCTGCTCTCCATTAAACTTCTGCCAATTACCCCATAGCAAACGATTCGGCACCGCAAAATAAAACGTCTCGATGAACATGTTGTCCATCACCGGCTTCAACGGAGTGGCAAGCCTAGCAAACGCGCTACACCGGAGATTAAAAGTATCCCCGGGAAGAGCCTCATCACAAAAAAACGGGATCAAAAAACCCGCATCGAAGGTCGTCTTATAACCATGCGACCTATCAAACCTCGAACGCTCTATCTGAGCGCGAGGAACCTCGGAAAACTTGTGAGTACCCATCACAGACCGAGCCATAATTACGCCTCCAGCGCCATAGGCGCATCAACAGGCGACACAACAAAACGCAACGCGTTACCCATCGAATCCGGTGTAACACTCCGCAACTCACCCGTCGACTGATCAAACGTACCCACATGAAACAGCGTATAATCCGCTGCATGCAAACAAAACGGAGTGCCTTCCTGATTCACGGCATCCGCAAAAGAACGAATGGCCATGCCCTTCGTATCCATAAACATCGGCGGCAAAAAAGCTTCCGCAGCCGCATCGAAAATAGAAAAAGCTAACAACATAATCAACGCTCCCGATAAAAGTTTAACTTCGACTCAGCACACACCTCACGCACTCGCAAACGCGCATCCGTCTCATCCTCACGGCGGCGAGAAAGCCGCCGTTCCTTAAACACCTCAGACGCCACCTCCGGGGACGAAACTTCCAGTAATCTGTCATAAAACCTCGGGGGCTTAGCAGCCACACCATTCACTATAACTTCATCGGAGGGATACACCTCCGCACCATACAAATCAAACCACCCGGCACCGATCCCGGGCCGACGCGACATAGTCGCAAACTCCGCTAAACGGGTTCCACACTCACCCGTCTCCGGATCCACACACTCGTAATGCTCCCGGGCCTTCGGACCCGTCACCTTCTTCACACAATAACGCGCCACATACGCGGCGCTCTCAAACGTCAGAGAACCGATCTCAGACTGGCCATACGGCCAAACGGATTCCAAACAATCCGAACGAAAAACATCGTGGCCACCCCTGGTCGACCACTTAACCTTATCCGGGAAGTCCAAACCAAACAAACACGCATGATAATGCGGACGGCCAAACTGCTCGCCATACTCGCCACAGCCGAAAAAACGGACCTTCCCTGCGCGCCTACGAAGGCGCTTAAAGAACTTCTGCCAATCGTCCATCAACAAGGACCCAAAACGAGGCACATGCTCGTCATCATACGTCAATGTAATAAAAGACGTATCATCATGAAGACTAGCTTCATGCATACAACGAACGGCCCACTGCCGGGACCGTTCCAACTTACAACCAACACAACGGCCACAAGGCACCGTCATAGCTAGGCCAATAGACTTGATCCTAGCAAACACAAAACCCCCCGAGGGATCACGAAACCCTCGGAGGGGCCTAAAACACGGCATCTAAAGACGAATCCCGCCACGCATAGGCCGGGACGACATGCCGTTCTTCCGATGAACCCGAACAGCGCCCTTAGTGAAGGACCGCTTAGACTTCTTACGGTTCATCTTATATCGCTTAGCCATAGAAAAACCTCCAAGAAAAAGACAAAAAGACAATACCGCTACCGCGCACATACCGCCAGGTCTATGTCAAAAACCTAATAGCACAATGAAACCGCGCGCGCGTTAACGCACACACGCAAAACAAACTACATACGCAACTAGACACAGACCACGCGCTATGTTAAAATAAAAAACACACAAACAAAGGAGGAAAACCATGGAACACATCAGCTCCATCATCGAACGAGAACTAAAAAAACTCGAACGACAAAAACAGGCCATCTCTACCACAGAAGGCCTAATCGAAATTCTTCGAAACCAACAAGTACTCGAATCCAAACAACTGGATCTCGAAAAACAACTTCAACAAAAAAAAGGGGCCCTACCAAAAAAGTAGGACCCCCCAAGAGCAACACCAAAAGGTGTCACTCAGCACACTTACATCAAGTAGGAAGTGTGCCATCCGGATCCGGAGTCACCTCCGGGTCCGGAACTACGTCAGGAATAGGCCTTACGTCGCCCTCACGCCCATCCTGGGCCCGGGCACGACGATCACCAAGGACCTCGAGGCCAAGAGCCTCCAGGTCCTCATCTGAGGCCCCTGACTCCAAATACGCCATAAACATGGCAGGATCATTCTCAAACCGCTTGCGAACCGCAGCCGGCATATGATCAAAATACTCACCGACCTCACGCACATGCTCAAGAGCAGAGCGATAGTCGGACATCTCCGAAACATCAACAAAAGACGGGACACCCGACGCAACATGGTCGATAAAACCCGTCTTCACATACTTCGCCATAATCAAATTGACGTCACACTCGTCACGCATAGACTGCTTAGTCAAACCCTTACCGGGCTTGACCCGCTCATAAACTTCGCCATACATAGACATCAACGACCTCCGATCGGATTAAAAAAGCCTCGACCGCCAAGAACCATCTGGCGGAGACGATCGATAAAAGCACCACCCTTACCAAAACGGGTGGACTCCACACGCGCGGAATTCATCAGCGAAGGCAACTGCAAAGTCAAAATATTTGCCTGCAACTCCTTCAACACCTGATCGCGCTCCAAAACCTGCACGTTCGCAGCCTCACGAGCAGAAGCATTCGCCGCTAAACGAGACTGATTAAACATCAGCTCACGCGAGCTCTGCATAGACTTCAACTCCGAAGCCATCAGGGATCCTCCCTTAGCCGACGAGGCAGCCGCCTCAGTCTCACTCGCCATACGCGCTTGCGCGCCTCCCGGAGAAGAAGCACCACCTTGTTGTACAGCCAACAAGGGATTCAAACCAGCTTTCCGTAAATCATCGATAGAACGCTGATACGACGTATTCGACATACGCTCCTGAAACGCCATCTGCTCTCGAGCCATCGCTCGATTCGCCTTATTCGCGCCACGCTGGCCAAAAAAACTAGCTACCGCTGGGATACCAGCACCAATTGCAAGCCCAGCAGCCAAAGGCAAAGGCATCTAAAAATGATCAATCATGCCGGGTACACCATAAACCGGCATCGGACGCGCACACTTAAGCGTCGTAAACGAATCAAACAAAAAATGCGGCTCCGTAGGAACCGCGATAATCCGGTCGATAGGCGGCGAATCCACGATAAAAGCAGGACTCAACGTCGGCGCAGCCGCAAAATCCTGCGACAAATGCCAAATCTCCAAACTCCCAGCCGCATCAGACCGAAACAAACCTGTAATCTTCGAAGGCTTATACCGGTATTCCGCATACCGCTCCTGATACCCGAACACGGTATCATTCTCCGCCCTCACGGCGGAAGTAAAAATCTCCTTCTGAAGAACCGCCTGCTCGCCAATATGAGCTAACGCAGGCCAAAAAAAATCATAACGAGTCTGCCGACTCCACATCCGGTCCGTACCCTGCTGATAAGTCAAATCAGCCCGGACCGACAACAATCCAATCAAAACACAATGCTCAGTGAAAGACTTCACAAAACCATGGCCACTGAACGACGCAGTGCCATAACCGGCCAAATC